TTTCCGACGTTATGGGCCAAGCGGCAACCGCCCTGGAAGGAATGACCAACAAAACCGACCGGGCATCATTTGTTTACGACCTATTCGGTGCCAGGGGTGCGAAGGTTATTAACATGCTCCAGGATGGCGCAGCCGCAATGAGAGCATCAATGCGAGAGGCCGACAAGTTTGGCCTAGTTATGAGCGAATCTCTGATACAAGGCGTCGAAGATGCGAACGACGCGATTTTGCGTTTAACCAGCTACCTGGGGAATGTGTTTAACCGGGTGGTTGCTTCCCTGGCTCCAATAATCACCGAAGCGACCGACGCTTTGCGTAATTTTGTCGAGATGAAAATTAACGATTCTGGCGGTATAGCCCAGTTTTCGCGTGACATTGCCGTAAATATAGTAAAAGCCGCCCGGTCAATTGTTAAAGCATTTGGTGCAATAACTAACTCCATTATCAGTTTTTCTAACGCCATTGGCAGCGTCGAAAATGTCTACGAAAAATTGTTCGGTGACAAACAAACAATCACACAAATTGAGGCATCAATTGCCAGCACCGTTGAGCAACTTGAAATGCTCAAAAATATGAGCAAAGGAAATGATGCTTTAATAGCAGCACAAGCCCCACAAGTCAGAGAACTAGAATTAACAATATTAACGCTCAGAGAATTAATAGCGACCGGGCACGTTTTAGAGACTAATCCAATAACGCCTAAAGTTGATGTTTCTGGCACGATAAAAACGCTCGATAATTTGGAAGCCAGGTTATCTAAAATAACTGATAGCAATGTTAGTGGTGATGTGACCACAACCAAAACAACCTTGGTCGATGTGACCGCCACAACCGGCAAAGAAAGATTTGCACGCGAATTTGAATTTCAATTGGACCATGACCGACGAATGCTTGAGTTAAACAGGAATCGTTTGGACGCTGAAAATGCAGATAAAAGCGCAGCGTATGGGGTAGCGTTTGAGATGCAAAGGAAATCGTCACGAATGCTGGAAACCTCACGCAGAAAAGATGCAGACGATTTACGCGACGAGGGGCGGGGCGCTCTTGCATCATTGAGCAGCCATTACAAAGCGGCGTTTGCTTTGAATAAATCCTTTGCATTAAAAGACGCAATAATTAATACATACAACGGCGTTGCCAAAGCGTTAAATAATCCATTCCCTTTAAATCTAGGGTTTGCAGCAATTGCCCTGGCGAATGGCATGGCCCAGGTTGCAGCGATTCGCTCCACTCAATTCCGGGCAAATGGTGGACCCATGAGCGCCGGCAGCCCATATATTGTGGGTGAGCGTGGACCCGAATTAGTGGTGCCCAACCAGGCTGCAAACGTCGTGCCCAATGACCAAATGGGTGGGGGGAATTTCACCATCAATATTTCGGCAAATGACACCGAAGGTTTCGACCAGCTATTAAACAAACGTCGAGCCACAATAATGAATATCATCAATCAGTCTCTTAACGATCGCGGGAGGCCGGCGCTAGCATGACCTATCCAACAAGCCCAAAATTTAACGCTATAAATTTACAATCAGAAAGCCCGACTTTGTTTTCTGAAACCGTGAGCGGTCGGATGCAAAGCCGCAAAATTGGCGGTCAGAAATGGACCTTTACCGCAACCTACCCACCATTAACCAGGAGCGAATTTAACCCGGTGTTTGCGTATACAGTTTCGCAAAATGGCCGTCATGGCGTTTTCACGGTAACACCGACAGAAATAAGCACTAGCAGCGGAAATCCCAGTGGCACGGTGACGTGTGCAGCGGCCGCCCTGGGAATTAAGTCGGTCACAATTGCGGGGCTTACAGGTGCCCTAAAAGCCGGTGATGTGGTTAAGTTCTCAGGGCATAGCAAAGTGTATATGTTGACCGCCGACCGCTCTGGTAATGGTGCAATGGCCTTTACGCCAGGGCTAGTGGTAGCGGTCACAACGTCGGATACAGTTACTTATTCAAACGTGCCGTTTACGGTTCGCCTGGCAAATGATGTGCAAGGGTATCAGTTCGGCGCGGGTAATTTCTTTAAATACGAAGTTGATTTTATCGAGGCTTTGTCTTGAGCCGGGTTATTAATTCTGCGGTAATCGCAGAACTGGCCAAAGATTCATTTAATATGGCTCATTTGGTGAGCATTGATTTTAGTACCCCAGTTTATTTAACAGAAAATTCAACCGACCTGGTTTACTCTGGTAATACTTACACATCTAGCAGCGCGTTAAAGGGAATTTCAAATATAACCGAAACGTCAGAGGTGCAAGTCGGGTCGGTGGGCATAACTTTGTCAGGTGTAAATCAAGAGTTTATCGCCATTCTATTAAATCAAAACTATATCGACCGAGAAGTAAAAATATTCATGGTCGTGCTAAATGCTGGCAACGGGATTATTGGCGACCCGGTTTTGATTTATGACGGCAGGGTCCAAAGTTTTACTATTAACGATTCAGAAACTGGCAGCCAGATTTTATTGACCGCCTCATCTCATTGGGCCGATTTTGAAAAGAAATCCGGGCGTCGAACAAACACCAATAGCCAGGCTTTATTTTTTAACCAGGACAAAGGTTTTGAGTTTTCGCCAAATACGCAAAAAAGTTTAAAATGGGGTCGGGCGTAATGGGTTGGTTTAGTGATTTCTTTAGTGACCCAATAGGGACCATTGGCAAAATTGGCCAGGGCATTATTGATGTCGTCGTTGATACGATTGGCGACGTAGTAGAATGGTTTGTTGACGTACCCGACATGGATGTTGTTGAAGCACAATATCAAGGTGGCCTGGTCAACAAACAAAGCACGGTTGCCGCAATACCTTTGGTTTATGGCCAGCGTAAAATCGGAGGCACAAGGGTTTTTGTAGCAACCAGCGGGTCCGATAATACATATTTATACATTATCCTGGCTATATCAGAGGGCGAATGTCATAGCATTGGCGACGTGTATGTTAACGACGTTTTAAGCACGGATTCTAAATATTCCGGATTATTAACGCTGACCAAATACACTGGCACGGATACCCAAGTGGCAGATTCGACATTTGTTAACGCAAATATTGGATGGACCGCGCAGCATAAATTATCAGGCGTGGCCTACATTGCCGCCAGGATAAAGTGGGACCAGGACGTTTTTGGAGGTATCCCCACTATCCATGCAATCGTCCAGGGTATCAAAGTGTTTGACCCGCGCACGTCGGCAACCGCCACCCTGGCAAACAGCGCAAACCCGGCATTGTGTTTGCGGGATTATTTGACTAATGCCAGGTATGGCAAAGGCTTAACGTCAGCGGCAATTAATGACGCGTCATTTATAATAGCAGCCAACAAATGTGATGCCCTGGTTAGCCCTTATTCTGGTGCTGGAAACCAAAAAATCTTCCAATGTAATGGCATTATCGATACCAACAAAACGCTAATTAATAATGTTAAATCATTGTTATCAGGTATGCGCGGCTTAATGCCGTATCAGCAGGGACAATATAGCCTAGTAATTGAAGATGAGGGAAACCCATCTTTTGCGTTTAATGAGTCGCATATTATCGGCGGTATTTCGATTCGCTCAGAATCTAAGAAAACCAAATTCAACCGAATAATAGCCACTTTCCCGGACCCGAGTGCCAATTGGCAAATGAACCAAATCGAATACCCGGTGGCTGGTAGTACGGAAGAATCTGGGTATTTAGCACAAGATGGTGGCATTGAATTAAGCAAAAATATGGATTTGCCAACAACGACCAATATATATGCCGCCCAAGACATTGCAGAAATTGCGCTAAAACGATCGCGTGATGGTTTGTCGGTATCGTTTAAATCAACCAGCGAGGCTTTAAATGTAGCAGTTGGTGACATTGTTTCGGTGACACATTCGACCCCCGCATTTATTGCCAAACAATTCAGATGCCAACGATTAATTTTAAATTCAGATGGCACGGTTAATGTTTCGTTATTAGAGCATCAAAACAACATTTATCCCTGGGCAAGCAAAACCGAGCAAGCCAGCAGCCCGGACACTAATTTACCTAACCCGTTTGTTGTCGCTTCACCTTTGCCGGACAACATAACCGAGGAGTTATACACCACCGTAAATTCTGTGGGCACTCGATCAAGGGCGACGTTTAATTGGAACGCGCCCCAGGATGCGTTTGTGGTTAATTACGAGGCTGAATATAAACTGACCGCATCGTCGGCGTATACATTCATTGGATTGACCAGCGCATTAAGCGCAAGCATTGATGATATTCCCGCTGGAACATACGATTTTAGAGTCAGAGCCATTAACGTATCGGGTGCAAAGTCTAGCTTTGCTGATTTAAATAATAAAACTATATCAGGATTAACCGCCGTACCTGGTGACATTAATAACTTCTCCATTCGTGCCCTGGACGGTCAATGCCATTTAACCTGGTCCCGCGTTTTAGACCTTGACGTGATAAATGGTGGTTATGTTCGTATTCGTCATAGTTCATTGGTCGCAAACTCAACCTGGGAAGATGGGCAAGACATTGGCGAGGCAATTGCCGGCAGTCAGACAGCAGCCGTTTTGCCATTATTGGCCGGCACATACATGGCCAAAGCCGTGGACGAGGGTGGGCGCTTTAGCACTAACGCAAAAATTGCCGTGACAACGGTGCCCAATATTGTCGATTTCAATGCCGTTTTGACAACCACTGAAAACCCATCTTTTGGCGGCGTAAAAGATAATATGTTAGTCGCAAATAATATATTAAAACTAGATTTGGGACCGCGTTTTTTATTAACTGAGGCCAGCGATTTTTTGATTGCAGAGGATGGAAGAAAGTTAGCGCGCGAAGTTGGTGAGGCTGGTGTAGTTGAATCAAGTGGCTCTTATTATTTTGCAAATTCCGTGGACCTTGGACAAACCTATACCAGCCGTTTGACTGCCAAATTAGCGTCGGCCGTTTCGCTTGTTTCAGATTTGGTTGATTATCGCACCGCGAATATTGATACCTGGCAGAATTTCGACGGCGCAAGTTCAGACGCAATTACAGCGGTTTTACAGCTTAGAACGACACAAAACAATCCGGCATCAAATCCAACCTGGACAGATTGGGCACCCTTTTTGGTGGGAGACTATCACGCCAGGGGCTTTGAGTTTAGGGTAATTGTTACCAATACAGATTCAACCTATAACATCAATATAACGGCCCTGGCGGTGACAATAGATATGCCAGACCGTATTGAAAAAGAAAGTGATTTTTCAGTCGCGGCAAACAGTACCGCCGTTTCATTTGGCAGCAATTTTAAAGCGGTCCCCGTCATTGGCGTGACGATGAACGATTCAAATAGCGGCGATTATTTCAGAGTAACCAGCAAAGCCAGGACAGGTTTTACGGTCCAGTGCTTTAATTCATCAAATAATGGGATTGTCAGATCAATAAATTGGCAAGCCGTCGGTTTTGGAAAAGAGGCAGCATAATGGCACAACACGATTATGACATAGCAAACGGGACCGGCGCAGCGGTCAGGACGGACATTAACAACGTCCTAGACGCGGTGGTCAGCAATAATAGCGGGAGCAATTCGCCTGGTACTACTTTTTCATATCAGCAGTGGGCAGATACAACCGCAGGTCTTTTAAAGATCAGAAACGGCGCAAACAATGCCTGGGTGACAGTGGGCACATTAGACGCTGCAAACCTGGGCCTGGCGAAATTAGCCAGCCCGGCCTTAACGGGCAATCCGACAGCCCCAACACCATCCAATGGTGATAATGACACCTCAATCGCTACAACCGCCTTTGTAAAAACTTTAGTTGATTCGGCAGTGGCAACGGCAGTGGGTAATTTGACAGACGCAATGATGCCACAGGGGTCAGTTTTGCAAGTCAAAACTTTTAGTTCAATTACGGCAGAACATACTCAATCAACTTCTTATGTTGGTTCGGCCTTAACGGGTGCAATTACGCCCTCAAGTTCATCAAATAAAATATTAATAGTGGCTAATATCACAGTTCAAAATTCCTACAACATCGCTGGAGGGCCAGTGAATATAACCGCATATAGGGGGGCAGGAG